TTGGGCAGACCTTGACTACTTCATTGATGCTAACTCTACAGCGAACCCTTCTTTTGGTTCAAGTATCACATTTGAAGGTGCTACCGCCAATGATTTTGAAACTACCCTTGCAATAACAGATCCTACTGCTGACCGCACAATTACTTTTCCAGATGCAACAGGCACAGTAGCCCTAACATCTGATATTTCAGAACTTTCACAAGATGCTATTGATTCTGCACTAACTGCGGGTACAGGTATAACAAAGACTTATAACGATGGTGCAAACACATTAACTTTGGCAGTAGACACCACAACAATTCAGGCTCGTGTAGCAGATGTTTCAGATACTGAAATTGGATACTTAAATGGTGTCACTTCAGCAATTCAAACACAGTTAGACGCTAAGTCAACTGCATCTAAGACTGAAACTTTAACAAATAAATCAATTTCGCTTGCTACAAACACAGTTACATCAACTCTTGCTGAATTAAATGCAGCAGTTAGCGATGCAGATGTAGCAACACTTGCTGGAACAGAAACCCTTACAAACAAAACATTAACTACACCAACAATAAATGGACCTACAATCACTGCTACTGGACAAACACCAACCATTCATGGTATATATCTCCCAGCACCACATAACATCATATTTGAAGGTGCAACAGCAGATGATTTTGAAACAACTTTAGAGGCTGGAGAACCAACAGGAGATCGTACAATTACTCTTCCAGATGCATCAGGAACAGTTGCTTTAGTTGCAAATGTAGCAGCGCTTTCAGGAGCAACATTTACTGGAGCGGTATCAGGAACAGATTTAACTCTTTCTGGAAATTTAACTGTAAACGGAACAACAACAAATATTAACTCAACGAATCTTGTAGTAGAAGACAAGAATATCGTTCTTGCAGATGTAGCATCACCTACAGATACAACTGCAGATGGTGGCGGTATAACATTAAAGGGTGCAACAGATAAGACCTTTAACTGGGTAGACTCTACAGATGCTTGGACTTCATCAGAACATATCAATCTTGCTTCAGGTAAGACACTCAAGTACAATGGAACTGATCTAGTAGCAGCGCAGTCTGGCAACTCAGGTAAGTACCTTACTACAGATGGAACCTCAACTTCTTGGGGTACAGTATCAGGGTATTCAGCACCAACACTTGGATCAACTTCAATTGCTTCTGGTGCAACAGTAACTACAGTTGCTGGACTAACACTAACAGCACCAACACTAACTGGAACTGTAACTGCATCAGGAGATATTAACTTATCTGCTGCTGGTGGACCTGGAAGTGTAATTGATGAATTCACACTTCTACTAATGGGTGCTCTTTAAACATAAAAGTACTAACCCTAAAGTATAGATTAACACGCTCTTATTGAGCGTGTTTTTCTTTTTAAAGTGTGTTATACTTAGGTACTACTTCGGAAATTACGAAGTACTCATCTAATTTTACTTTGAAAGGTATACAATAAATGTCAGAAAGCGTATTTTCTTTTCGTCTATCAGAAGATTTTGTAAATAAATATCAAACCATTCCAGCACCATTTGGATTCTCAGATGCAGGATCTAACTCGTTGGGAGAGGTAACATTTATTCGCACATATTCTCGTGTCAAAGAAGACGGAACAAAGGAACGCTGGCATGAAGTATGTCGTCGTGTAATCGAGGGTATGTACTCAGTACAGAAAAACCATGCTAAAGATAATCGTCTACCATGGAATGACAATAAGGCTCAGAAGTCTGCCCAAGAAGCCTTTCAAAGAATGTTTGAATTAAAGTGGACTCCTCCAGGAAGAGGGCTTTGGGCATTTGGTACACCTATGACTATGGAGAAGCGCAACTCAGCATCCCTTCAGAATTGTGCAATGGTTTCTACTCGTGACATTGATCGTAATGATCCAGGTGCCCTTTTTGCTTGGGTAATGGATGCATTAATGTTGGGCATAGGTGTAGGATTTGATACCCTTGGACAAGACAAGCAAATGCTTATTTATGCGCCTTCAGAGCCAGCCTCAGTCTATGAAATACCTGATACCCGTGAAGGCTGGGTAGAGTCTGTTCGCCTTTTGATCAACTCATTTCTTCGTCAAAACCAAGCGGTACAGGAATTTAACTATGACCTAATCCGTCCTCTAGGAGCACCAATTAAGGGCTTTGGTGGGGTCGCTAGCGGTCCAGCACCACTTATTGATCTACATACCCGCATTCGTAATGTCGTAGGCTCTAGAGCAGGAGAAGTGCTTGATAGTCGTGCTATTGTGGATATCGTAAATCTTATTGGCACCTGCGTTGTTTCTGGAAATGTTCGTCGTTCTGCTACCCTTGCACTTGGCGTTCCACAAGATGAAGGTTTTATTAATCTTAAAAATCCAGAAGTATTCCCTGAAAGAAATTCATATGATCCAGAAAAGCCAGGTTGGGCGTGGATGAGTAATAACTCAATTTCTGCTGAAATTGGAACAAAATACGAAGACTATGTGGATCTAATTTCAGATAACGGAGAACCAGGTTTTATTTGGCTAGATGTTGCTCGCAATTATGGAAGACTTGCAGATGCTCCAGATTATAAAGATGCTCGTGTTATGGGATTTAATCCATGTGCAGAGCAACCACTTGAGTCTTATGAACTTTGTACTCTTGTAGAAGTTCATTTAAATCGTCACGAATCTAAAGAGGATTTTCTTAAGACATTAAAGTTTGCTTACTTATATGGAAAGACTGTAACGCTTATGCCGACACACTGGCAACAGACAAACGGTATTATGCAACGTAATCGCCGTATTGGAACATCCCTAACAGGCATTGCTTCATTTGCAGATACTTATGGACTTCCAACAACTCGTGAGTGGATGGATGAGGGATATAACAAGATTCGTCACTATGATCACAAATATTCAGAATGGCTTTGTGTTCGTGAATCAGTTCGTGTAACAACAGTTAAGCCATCAGGATCTGTATCACTTCTTTCTGGTGCCACCCCTGGAGTTCACTGGGGTCCTGGCGGAGAGTTTTATCTTCGTGCTATTCGCTTTGGAAACACTGACCCAATGCTTCATTTGTTTAAAGCAGCGGGGTATAAAATTGAAGCAGATTTAGTATCAGCAAATACCTCAGTAGTATATTTCCCAGTAGCATCTGGACATAAACGTGCAGAGAAGCAGGTTAGCCTATTTGAGAAAATTGGTTTGGCAGCAACTGCTCAGAAGTACTGGTCAGATAATGGTGTTTCTGTGACACTTTCATTTGACAAAGAGGAAGAGACAAAGTTTATTGCTCCAGCCCTCAATATGTACGAGGGACAACTAAAGGCCGTTTCATTCCTTCCAATGGGAAATAAGACATATCCTCAGCAACCTTATACAGAAATATCAAGAGAAGAATACAACTCATACGTAGGCAAAATTGGTAAGATTGACTGGTCTGCTATTTATGACGGAGTAGAAAATCTTGAAGCAGAGGGCGAAGCATATTGCTCAACTGATGCTTGTGAGATTAAGTTTTACTAGTCTCTAGCCTGCTATAATAAGGGTATAGGAGAATTATGTCTAACCCATCAAACTTATATGCAGAGAAAATTTTCTCAGAACACCCACTGGTTTTGTGGGCACTTGATGACAAGGCTGACTATGTAAGTTTAATAACAGAGGCTAAAAGAAATGTTGAGTCTCAATGGACAGTTACTGGGGCAACTGTAAATACAGATCCTGGTAGCGGTGCAGTCAATCCTCCTTTTGAGGACAGCCTTTCAACAAACATTCTTGGAACTGTACCAAGCGGATCTACAAGAACTATCTCTCTTGTTAGTCCAAATCTTTCAAACTTTTCTAGTATGAATTCTTTGCTTGGTACATTTTCCATAGGTACATATTTTTACTCTAATAGTATTTATGTTAACTCTGTATCTATTGGTTTTGAATATACTGATCCAAGCACGTCTGCAGTTGTTCAAGAACTTGAAACTTTTGAGGATCCCCTTTACACAAAGTGGTCTTTTATATCTTCAACTTTTCAAATTCCAGATAAGGTTGCTACATTTAGAATTGTAATTAAAATAGTAACCGTATCTGGAGGCGCAACTTCATCAGATTATGATTTTCACATAAATGGAATAAGTGCAGGTCAGTGGTCTGAAGAATTTAATGCAACATCGCTAGGTACTACTGTTTCAACATTTCCAACAGACATTGCTATCTCACAAGACTATTCTGTTGTAGCAGATCCGTATGGCCTTGAAAATGTTAATGGATATTATCTTGCATCAGAGACTTCTCTTTTTGCTAAAAACACAAGCATCCCTCTTGTTTATGGTGCATCTGGTGTTACTAAGATTATTGAAAATCCAGATAAGCCATCTGTAGTTATTCCTGGACAAGGATTCTTAAATGAACTTGGCAGATATGGGGAGTATACTGTTGAATTTTGGGCAAGAATTAATTCAGATACTTCTATACCAAGAAGAATATTTGGACCAATATCTTCTTCAGACGGAATTTATGTTGAGTCAGGTTTTATTACTTTAAAAATTGGAAATTCTTTTAGGTCACACTTTGTTGGTGAATGGTATAGACCAATGCTTATTGACATTCGTATTATTAAAGATTCTGCTAGTTTGTTGATTAATGGAGAAGAAGTTATTGCTTTATCTTTTGATACAGAGACAATACCCTTGCCATCAATACTTGATGATTCAAGTCAAAATTCGCAAGACTGGCTTGGATTTTATGCATACTCTGATGTTCCAGAGATAGAACTTGACTGTGTAGCAATCTATCCGTACCAGGTTCCTGTTACTGTTGCTAAAAGAAGATGGGTATATGGTCAAGGGGTAGAATCTCCCGAAGGTATAAATTCTGCATATGCAGGGGTTTCTGCTTTTATTGACTATTCATTTGCTGACTATACTGCTAACTATTCTTATCCTGGATTTGCTAAATGGCAACAGGGAACGTTTGATAATTTAATAACAACTCCAACATCTTTGCAAACGCCTTCATATAGTTTGCCAAATATAACTCTTGGAACTAAAAGTCTTTTAGAACTTTATAATGACAATAAGACAATTCAGTCTGAAGACAATAATTTTGTATGTTTAAAGCCAAACCTTGAATGGCAAGATATTGATGGATACTTTAACTTTTCTACTCTTGATATGTTAAATGACGAAATTCATTCTATATACATGGTAATTAAAGTTTTAGATAATGTTGCACAAGAGCAAACACTTTTTTATATCAGTGATTCATTAACAGGAAATAAGTTTAGTGTGATTAAAGAAGGTTTATTTGTTAAATATTATTTAACATATAACAATGAAGAAGAACTTCTTTTTACAACAGATGCTCTTGTTTTAAACACAAAAAGAGCAGTTGGAATAAATATAGATAAACTTATTGAAACTTTTGGTGGAAGTGTCTCAGCATTTTTTGGTAAACGCCAAGGACTTAGCCTTTATATTGGGGGAGGAGAAACTGGACTAGATACCTTTAACGGGTATATTTATTCAGTTGGATTATCTACAGCATTCAATAGTAGCCAAATATCAGATCAATTTTTAGATGAGGGTTTTGCTATCATTACTTCTGGAGATGAGTTGCTTATACATACAGCAAGTTATACCCTGCTTCCAAATGAAAGTTATGATACATTCTTTTTAGATGTTGGTATTTCTGGATACTGGGAAGATTATATACCACTTTCTTATTTTGCACAGTATGTAAAAAATGATGTTGGCAATGAATATTATGATTTAGATTTTATTCAATTTAATATTGACTATCCAGAACCATCTACCATAACGCAAGAAAATGTCGGTATTGAGTCATTTTCATATATTGATCTCTACAATCAATATTTTTCTCCAATACAGAAAACTTATGAAGATTTGGCAGATATAACTGAAAGTGGATTGCAAGACTATTTGGATTTGGCTGAGCAGTCTGTTAGTGGATATATTTATAATACCGACAACTCTGAGGTTAGAAGTTATATAACATTTCAGTATGTTTCTGATGGAGCAAATTCTCCAGTCTCAAATTTTTTAACAGTTGACAAACCAATAAAAACAAAAATTTTAGATATGGATAGTCATCCAAACTGGTCAACAACAAGGTTTGAAGTTATAAATAATACAATTATCTATCCAACCAAAACTATAGACTTTAATGAATTAGCAATTGTTTACAGACTTGAGTTCAATGTTCGTGGAACACTTACAAAGCCATTAAATCTAAGAAACCTATCTTTTAGTTCTCAAGTATTAAATGATAATTCATTTAATCCAGTTGGAACTAAGTTTGGAAATAGCCTATTCCCATATAAGCGTGCTGGAATTTACTATGACTATAAGTCTAAAAATCCTTTTAGTATTTACAAAGGCAGTACTCCTTATTTATATATGACTAAAAATTCAGGCATTGAAGTCCGTGGAGACTTTTTACCTTCTGTAGATCGTGGAATATCTCTACCAGTAAATACTGAAATTGCAAACAATTATCGTATTAGTGCACTGCAAACTTGGTATAGAAATGATGGTTCATCTTTTGATTCTTTACCAGTTCAACTTTTTGAAATAAATCATAAAAATGAAAAAATTAAGTTTTATATTAAGTCAATAAATTCTTCTGGAAGTAGAGCAAAGATATATGCAATAAACGATTCAACTGGTCTAGAGGTAAGCGGAATATCTTATTATATTAATGGACTTATTGTTAGGGAACCAGTTATAACTATTAGGGAATGGTCAGTAATAGGAATATCTTTTGGTTCTGCGCTGATATTTGACTCATTTTTAGGGTCAATAAATATCAACGGACCAGGTGTATTTAATAACTTGTCTTATTACCAAGCAACAAACTTACAACAAATTCAAAGCATAGTCGCAAGACTTTGGACAGATATCAGTTCAGACGGTGAGACTAATTTTGATTGGCAATACTGGAAGGATAACTACTCATGGAACGGGATGCTTGTTCTCTCATCATCCTCAACATATGGGGTAAATCCATCGGAAATCTATAAAACCTATATTGGAACAAATAAGATTATCATAGATGACGGAGAGGGCATGATACTAGATTCTGATAAACTTAAGATTTATGATACTGTTGAGTGGTCAACTTCTGTTGTTACTCCAGTCTAATATGGTATACTAAAGGTTATGAATCCATTAATTAGTCAAAAAACTGGTAAGCCCATAGTAAGTAATGTCCGAAGAAAGGTCATTGAGAAGCAATATGACTGGGGTCTGTACGTATACAAGAAAGCAACTGGCAAATGGTTTACAGATGGAGAAGGCAATGTCCTCAATATTGAGTCAATGCGTGGTGATATTTCTAAGATTGCAGAACTAAAAAATGCAGCAAAGCATTTTGGAGATGCAGGAGATGGTGAAGCCGTGTTTGTTGCGGGGCTTACAAGAATTACAGATGAAGAACACTCAGAGCAGATGGATAGACTTAAGCAGGGACTAATCCCATCAATGAACGACCTAGGTGCTTGGCATGCTGCACAGCAAACAGTTAACAAGTTTGGTAGAGGTGCTTTAGATGAGTGAAGAAAAAAGATATATTGGTGCAAGTTTAAATACACAAGAAGAGCAAGAAGATGCATTTAAAGATCAAGATCCGTTTATTAAATCTTGGGAAATGCTCAAAGAGTATTCTGGACTAGACCAAAACTTTAAAAGAAGGGTTTCAAGAGTTGTCAATAAAGCAATTGGTGACGAAGCGTATCTAGATTCTGCAAACGCAATGCCTTATGGACAGGATTCGGGATCTAAACAGATTAATCCTGGAACTGTATATCGTAATGGTTATGGCTTGTTTGATGTTATTACTCCACCATATAATATGTATGAGTTAGCAAACTTTTATGATACATCATTTGCTAACCACGCAGCAATTGATGCCAAGGTAGAAAATATTGTTGGGCTAGGATATCACTTTGCTATGACAGATAGCACATCTCTTCGCTTTGAAATGAGTGAAGATGAAGATAAGGTAAAGCGTGCTCGCAAGCGTGTAGAAAGAATGAAGATTGAGATTCGTGATTGGCTAGAGAGCCTAAATGACGATGACTCATTTACAAAGATTATGGAAAAAGTTTTTACAGATGTTCAAGCAACAGGAAATGGTTTTATTGAGGTAGGTAGAAATGTTGAGGGAGAGATTGGCTACATAGGCCACATCCCTGCAACCACAGTTCGTGTACGTAGACTTCATGATGGATTCTTGCAAATCATTGGCCAAAAGGTTGTTTACTTCCGCAACTTTGGAGCAAGCAATCCTAACCCAGTAACAAATGACTCTCGTCCAAATGAGATTATTCATATTAAAGAATACTCTCCACTAAACACTTTTTATGGTGTTCCAGATATTGTATCTGCTCTGCCATCTCTTATTGGAGATAAATTAGCATCACAGTACAACATTGATTATTTTGAAAACAAGGCGGTACCAAGATATGTGATTACCCTAAAGGGAGCACAACTATCTGGCGATGCAGAAGACAAAATGTTCAGATTCTTGCAGACAGGTTTAAAATCTCAATCTCATAGAACTCTATATATCCCACTTCCTGGAGATACAGATCAGAATAAGGTTGAGTTTAAAATGGAGCCAATTGAAAATGGTATCCAGGATGGATCATTTAAAGAATATAGAAAACAGAATCGTGATGACATTTTAATTGCTCATCAGGTACCAATATCTAAACTTGGAGGCGCAGACTCTTCTGCTATTGCAGCGGCACTTGCACAGGATCGTACCTTTAAGGAGCAGGTTGCAAGACCAGCCCAGCATCACTTAGAAAAGATAGTCAATAAGATAATCCGTGAAAAGACAGACATTCTTGAACTCAAGTTTAACGAGTTGACGCTCACAGACGAAATTGCACAGTCTCAAATTCTTGAAAGATACGTTAAGACTCAGATTATGCTTCCCAACGAAGCCCGTGAAGTTCTTGACTTGCCACAGGTTAGTCATGGAGAAGAGCCATTCCAAATGTCAGCAAGGCAGGCAACTGACACGAGAGCAAATTTGGCTGGCAATCGCCAACGGGATACAGAAAGAACAAACAGCCAATCTGATGGCACAGCAACCGTTTCTGGAAGAAATGCACAAGGAGAAGGCAGAGCGTCTCAATAATTGAGAAACTCTATAAACATTTGATATAATAGGAAGTGATATGAAAATAAATAAGGCTTCTTGGGTGACTGATGGCGACAATGTTCGTCTATCAATGCCCCTTACCAAAGTAGACCAAGGACGAAGAATTGTCTCAGGTTTTGCATCTCTAGATAACCTAGATAAGCAAAACGATATTGTTACTACAGAAGCATCAATGTCAGCATTTGCAAAATTCCGTGGGAACATTAGAGAAATGCATCAGCCATCAGCAGTAGGCAAGATGGTTTCATTTAAAGAAGAAAAGTATTTTGATCCAGAATCAAAGAAGTTCTATAAGGGTGTTTATGTTTCTGCATACATCTCTAAGGGAGCACAGGATGCCTGGGAAAAAGTTCTAGATGGAACATACACTGGTTTTTCTATTGGTGGAAGAATGAACAAGTGGGATGATGCATATGATGAAAAGGCCGATGCACAAATTAGAATTATTAAAGACTACGACCTTATCGAATTGTCACTAGTTGACTCACCAGCAAATCAATTTGCAAGCATTATGTCAGTTCAAAAAGTTGATGGTGTTGATGTTATTAAGGGTGACGAAACAGTTCTAGAAAACGTATTCTATGACAAGGAATCTGGTATAGTAGTTACATCAGAAGAAGAAACACAGATTAGTCCTGTATCTGGAGAAGAGATGCAGAACATTGGTTTTGTTGAGAAAGATGATTCTGAAAAAGCAGACATGATAAAATTCTTAGTTGATAGTGCTAAAGGCATTAGAACTTCTAAGATTAACAAGGAGGTAAACCATATGACAGAAGCAACAGAAGTATTAGATACTCCAGTTGAAAATGCAGAGGTTGCTCCAGAGGCACAGCCAGCAGAAGTTGTTGAAACTCCTGCAGTCGCTGAAGAAGCGGTGGTTGCTGAAGAAGCACCTGCAGCAGAAGCAGTTGATGGTAGTGCAGAATCTACTGATGCAGAGGAAGCACCAGTAGAAGAAGAGAAGACAGAAGAAGCAGTTGCAGATGCAGTTGCTGATGTTAAAGAAGAAGTTGCTAAGGCACTTGCTGAAATTAACGCTTCTCTTACTAATGCCTTTGGCGATCTCGCTGCAACCGTTAAGTCTCTTCACGAGCAGGTAGCAGCAGTAAC